ACAAAGCCGAATTGCGCGCCATAACCCGTTCATTCAAAGCAATGGACGAAGAAGCAACCAAACAGGCAAAAGTCATCAGCAGCGAATTGGCGGACTATGTTCGTTCAAGCGTGATCGACGCCGCGTCAACCAGCGGCACGAATCAAGCCGCGAAAGTCAGAATTGCCACTGGTGCGAAAGTTTCAAAGTCATCAAAAATTGGTGAAATTTCCTACGGTTTCGCAGCCCAAAAGTTTTCAGGCGGCGGCACAACGCAACAGTTATGGGCAGGTAACGAATTCGGTTCAAATAAGAAAAAGCAATTTCCAGTGTGGTCAGGTCGTGAAGGTCGCGGGTCACGCGGCTGGTTTATCTATCCAACATTGCGCAGAATCCAGCCTGAAATCGTCAAACGTTGGGAAAACGCATTCGTCAAAGTTGTGAAGGAGTTTGACTAATGGCTGGCAGTCGTACCCTTAAACTTTCCATTCTTGGTGACGTTGACAATCTCAACAAATCGCTGAAAACCGCGTCAGGCGACGTCGACACATTTGGCGACAAGGTTGGCAAGGCAGGCGTTGCAATCGGTAAAGCATTCGCCGCAGCTGCTGCCGCTGCTGGTGCAGCCGCAATCGCAATTGGTATCGAAGGCGTAAAGGCTGCAATTGCTGACGAAAAGGCACAAACACAATTGGCGTTGGCGTTGGAAAATGCCACGGGTGCAACTCAGGCGCAGATCAAAGCAACTGAAGATTCGATTCTTCAAATGTCATTGGCGACTGGTGTTGCTGACGACGAATTACGCCCAGCACTTGGTCGCCTGGTTAGATCGACGGGCGACATCACAAAGGCGCAAGACTTACTTTCAACCGCGCTAGACATCAGCGCAGCAACAGGCAAGCCAGTCGAAGCAATTGCAAATTCGCTGGCTAAGGCATACGACGGGAACACGGCTGCCCTGGGTAAATTGGGCGTTGGCTTATCTACTGCCGAATTGAAAACAATGTCATTTGAACAGGTTCAAGGTCGTTTGACTGAATTGTTTGGTGGCGCAGCAGCCCGCAACGCTGACACTTACGCGGGACAGATCGCACGCGTTCAGGTTGCATTTGACGAAGCAAAAGAAACCCTGGGAACGGCGTTGTTGCCAATCCTGGACAAACTATTGAAGTTCATCAATGAAAACGCATTGCCAGCAATCCAGGCATTTTCAGCGGCGTTCAGCCTTACCGAAGGCGACGGGTTTGGCAAGGTAATTACTGACGTCGGCACAACATTGAAAAAGACATTCACACCAATCATTGAAGGCGTGAAGTCTGCATTCGATAGCGTGAAAACCGCCGTGCTTAATAGCAAAGACGAATTTTCAGCATTTTTCGACGTGGTCAAATTTGTTGCACCGATACTGGGCAAAATCATTGGCGCACAAATCACTGCAATTGGGAACATTGCTGAAGTAGTGATCACGATCATTTCAAAGGTTTTGGCTGCGATTAAGCCATTGTTGAACACTGCCATTGACGGAATCAATTTAATAATTAAGGGTTACAACTTAATTCAAACAGGTAAAGACATTCCACCAATTCAAAAAATCGGTGCTTCATCAGGTTCAACCGCAACGGGCGCACTTGGCAATTTTTCAATGTCCACGGGCACGGTACAGACATCACCGACAACAACGGTTGCAACTGGTGTGTCAACTGGTGGCGGGGTGACTACGGGTTCAAGCACTGGAATTGCAGGTGCAGTTGCTTCGGCTGCGTCAGCTGCGACGGGAATCGTTTCGGGTTCATTTGATCCTGGTCGTTTTAGAATGGCAGAAAACGCGGGCATGGGTACGACAATCAACCTGACGGTCACAGGCGCATTTGATCGCGAAGGCACTGCACGAACAATCGTTGAAACCTTAAACGATTCGTTTTACCGTGGCACGGGTGGTGCAGGAAGCCTTCAAATAGCATGACGCAATGGTCACCCATTTGGAAGGTTGAAATTGACGGCGTTGAATACACTGACGCCGTTTTGGCAAACCTAATCATTCGCAGCGGTCGAACAAACATTTATGAACAGGCGCAGGCTGGTTATGTAAATCTTCAATTGATCGACGTCAACCAAACTGCAATCCCGGTGACAATCAATTCAACGATTTCAGTTCAGGTCAAAAACACTGCAAACTCGTTTGTTTCAATTTTTGGCGGCAATGTTGTTGACATTGGTTTGGAAGTCCGTGACGTCGGTACAACCATGTTCACACAAACTTATTCGATCACCGCATTGGGCGCATTGGCACGTTTGCCAAAAGCATTGACCAATGGCGTTCTTTCCAAAGAATTTGACGGTGATCAGATTTATGACATTCTTAGCGACGTTTTGTTTAATACGTGGGCGCAGGTGGCGGGTTCAGTTACGTGGGGAACATACACACCAGCGGGCACAACATGGGCAATCGCTGAAAATAACGGTTTAGGTGAAATCGACCGCCCAGGCAACTACGAATTGGCAGCCCGTTCGTCGGAACGAATTGACGTTTATTCACTGGTTTCCGCGTTGGCAACTTCGGGGCTGGGTTACATTTACGAGGACGCCCAGGGTCGTATCGGTTACGCAGATTCAACTCACCGAACCAATTACCTTGCAGGGAACGGCTACGTTGACCTTGACGCAAATCACGCCCGCGCCGCTGGTCTTAGAATTCAAACCCGTGTGGGCGACGTTCGAAACTCATTGACGATCAAATACGACGCAACCAGCAGCAGTGAAGTGAGTGCAAGCGACGCAAATTCAATTGCCCTTTACGGCACACTTGCACAAATTATCGAAACGACCTTGCACAATTCAGCTGACGCGACCGCCCAGGCAAATTTCTATTTGTCATTGCGTGCCCAACCCCAGCCAATCTTTAGCGAAATTTCATTTGACCTGACAAACCCTGAAATTGACAATGCTGACCGTGACGCGTTGATCAACATTTTCATGGGCGAAGCCATTTCGTTGAACAACCTACCGCTGAACATGTCGTCGGGTACGTTCCAGGGGTTCGTTGAAGGTTGGTCATTTCAAGCCGCTTATAACCGTTTGAGCGTTACATTGTTGTTGTCGCCATTGGCTTATTCATTGCAGGCAATGCGTTGGAATGACGTGCCAGTGACCGAAACATGGAATAGCGTGTCGCCGACTTTAGACTGGGAAAATGCAACAATTGTTGCCTGACAAGGAGAAAACATGACAAACCCAACAAGCAATTTCGGGTGGCAAATGCCCACTTCGACGGACTTGGTCACAGACCTGCCCGCCGATTTTGAAGTTTTTGGTCAAGCCGTGGACACGTCATTGGCTGATCTTAAAGGCGGAACAACTGGTCAGGTGTTAAAGAAAAACACTAATGCCGACATGGATTTTGTTTGGGCTGCCGATACTGCTGGCATGACAAACCCAATGACAACGACGGGCGACACAATTTATTCATCAAGCGGGTCAACGCCAGCACGTCTTGGCATTGGCAGCACAGGTCAGGTTCTAACAGTCGCAGGGGGTGTTCCGACGTGGGCGTCCGCTGGTTCAGGTTTTGTCGGTTGCAAGGTAAATCAATCAACAGACACATTTCCACATGACACGCAAACGACTATTAATTACAGCACAGAAGATTTTGACACGGACGCGTTTCACAATACAAGCACAAACACTAATCGCTTTACAGTGCCAAGCGGTAAAGCGGGAAAATACTTATGTATGAACGTTGGTATGCGCGTTCCCAACGTCAATCTTAGCGACGCCTATTTGACGTTACGTGTCAATGGGGCAGAAGTTAAAAGATTTTTTCCTGGCAATTTTCCTTCTAATGGTCGTCCAAGCATTCACAATTTCAATGTTTTAAGTTTATCAGTGAGCGATTATGTTGATTTTGCGTTTTATCAGGCTTCGGGTTCGACTATGACCGCAATAGAAACTGGATTTTTCGTATTTCAATTTTTGGGGGCATAACATGATTACATTTACAAAACCAGCAAACCTAAACGGTGAGCAACTTCGTGCCGAATTAAAGGCTGCAAGCGTTGCAATTTCGTCTGATTCAACCGCCGTTGCAATTGGTGAAAATGACACCCTATTGCTTGACATTAAAAAAACAGACGAGACAAAGGCATTGCCGATCGTAAGCGCACACGTTGGAATTGACACACCAAAAGAAATGACCGTGGCTGAAAAATTGGCGTTTGTCGATCTATCGCTTGAAGAATTAAAGGCTGCGTTAGCATGACATTTCCTGACGGTACAAATGCCAGGTTGATAGAAGTCGCAGCAGCTGAAGTCGGCACGATCGAAGAAGGCGACAACCTGACAAAATACGGCAAATTTACAAAGGCGGACGGTTTGCCCTGGTGCGGCAGTTTTGTCAATTGGTGTGCAGCGCAGGCAGGCGTCAAGATTCATTCAGTTGTTGGCACTGCCGTTGGCGCACATAAATTCAAAGAGATTCAACGTTGGTCAGGTATGCCACAACTTGGTTACCTGGCTTTCATGGACTTTCCACATGACGGTGTTGATCGCATTTCACACATTGGAATTGTGGTCGGACTAATCGACACAAAGACATGTTTGACGATCGAAGGCAACACCAGCGGGACAGGCGACCAGCGCAACGGCGGCATGGTAATGGTGAAGGTTCGTTCGTATGGTGAAGGCAAGGAAATTGTCGGATTCGGCATTCCAAAGTTTGTGCCGTATAAAGGCGAATTTCCAAAGATCGAAATACCTACAACGGCAGCGAAGCCAAAGAAGGAGACAAAAAAATGGTCGAAGCCAAAGCCTTGATCGCGTCATGGGCGCGTTCATTCATGGCAGCAGCACTTGCCTTATACATGGCGGGCGTTACTGACCCAAAGACCCTTGCAATGGCAGGGGTTGCAGCGGTTGCACCAGTGATTTTGCGCTGGTTAAACCCAAACGACAAAGCCTTCGGTTCTACGGGGAAGTGAACCGCAGATTCGCAGCGGCTGGGTTGGTTTGGGCACTTGCACTAACCCAGTCCGCATGCGGGTATCA